CAAGTCTGTAAATTGATTCTCTGCAGAATATAATAAGGTTATCACGAAAAGGCTTTAAGCTAATTACGTCACTTCCAAAAGCTATTTCTCCTGCGCCAGAAGCCGCAGAAAAATCATTTTCATCGTACGGCGCACAAAACTTAACGGTGTGGGGAGAATTAGACATGCCTCCAAAAAACAGATGCCCTTTAAATTCCTGTACTACATCTGGTGCGGTAGGTTTGGTTCCTCCGTTTGCTGCATTGATAGCTGTAAGACTACTGCCATCAAAAAAAGCAGCGTCATTTACACCGTCTGCCATTGCAAGATTTTCAACAGCGTCCCAATCGTAAGATGTAAAATCGTATCGTCCTGCAGATGTACGTCCCGTAGTTATCGAAGTCCACGTACCTCCTGTACCATGCATTACATTAGCAGCACGGCAAGCAATTATCTTATTGTTGCCGTAAAACGCTAAACCTAATATACCTCCTGTACCTGTAACTTCAGTGTCCGAAAATTTAGTGAACCCTTTTATCTTAGCGTATCCACCACCAATATCAGGCTCGTAGTTAATAAGTGATTTAGCTTCTCCTGGCTGCATAACAAACACACTCTTATCGAGAACAAGACCTCCATCAACATTTACAGGAAAGGCTTGTGTGTCTGCCACTATACGGCTCTCATGTAGTTTTTCTGGTTGATAAGTTCTACCCTCATACGTTTAATACCGTTTTCATAGTCTCGTTGTGCAAACTGTGCAGCGTTATCGTTGCCTCTCAAAGTATGTGCAAAGTACCTTGTCCTTGCTGTAATTACATCGTGAAATCGCGCTGGAATATTAGGAATATCTGTAAATACAGAAAGATCTTCTGAAGTTACCCAGTAGTCAAATTCAAGATCGTACGAGTCATTGTTTGGAGTAGGGCTTATACCAAAGGACTCTTGAAAATTAGGTTTGTATACCCTTTCAGGAGTTCCAAAACCAGAGTCAGGGTCTACCAAAGCTCTATGTGCTTTTTCACGTTCAGACGAAGAAGTAGAACTTCCTGAATGATATTCATCGTACGATACAAACCGTAGTTGTTTAGGGTCAAGATCTTCTTGAAATACCTCAATAAAGTCTACGTCTAGATTAGCAGAAGCTTCGTTGCTCAGCGAAATATAAGTTTGTTGGTTACTAGCAGTGAACGTTGTAGTTTTGATAGCCCCTCTGCCCACGTCACTTATTGTAAAGTCTTCTGATAGATCTGAGTCTTTGTCTGAAGACGTTCCTGCAAATACACGTAGAGTAGATGAAGAATCACCACCAGTTCCAGAAGCAAACCTCACTGTAAGTCTGTACTTTTCACCTTCAACTGTGGGTATTAGTTGATCAGAAGTTCCATCGTTTAATCTAAGTACACCAGCAGCGTATGTAATATTTCCAGAGGAAGCGTTGCTTAGTGCAGGAGTTCCAGTAGTAGCTGTTCCTGCAGGATTAGATGTACGTCTTGTCCAATGATTAGTAAGAGTAAAAGACTCATCAAAATTACCTCTTGTAATTAAGTTACGAGGAACCAGAAAAAAACTGTCGAAGTCTACGTCCGTAGTTTCAAGGATACTTCCAGATGTTGCTGTAATTGTAGAGGTAGCACCCGTCAAAGTTTCTGAAGATTGGAATGTACCATCAACAACTTCTATTGTCAAGAAATTTTCTTTTATTTTTCGTATTACTCCAATAGCAGAAGAAGTACCCCCTGTTATTCTTTCGTTGATTACAAAAGCACCTGACACTGAAGTAACTGCTATCTTTATAGGAAATCTGTACTCTTTTTTACCGCCGAAAAGACTGTACCGTGCTGTATCATAGTTGTACGGCCACTGAGTATGTTCATTATTAATATTACGAATAGCTTTATTGAGATCTTCTTTTACCGTTGTTTGTATACCTCTGGTTCCTGAAAGACCTGCTGCAGTTTCTGCAATAACAGTTTCATTCATGTCAATTAGAACAGCGTTAATAAGCTCTACGTAATTCATACCATGCCTCTATTAGTGTGCGTTATCAGGAATCTCTTTACCATTTATAGTTAATTTTAGCTTAGTGTTGAAACTAAACGATCTACGCTCTCCTTTAGATTTAAAAGGATAAACACAGTGTAACAAGTATGCAGGAAATATATAGAAATCTCCTACTTCAGGCTTTACTAACTGATTGTGGGCATTAAACAAGGAAGGTGAACCATGTTGAAATTCTATATGACCTACACAGGGATAGTTATCTTTGTAGTCTTCTTCCCATTCTTCATCGATATCCTCTGGCATTTTTAAATACCCTACAGCGGAAAGATCACATCCTGTATGCATATGATTAGGATTAAAATCTCCAGGAAAAGTTCTAACGAACCAACCAGATAAGTAATGTATATTGTACACAGAATCTTTAGGACGTTGCCTATTTAAAAAATCATCATTCCAATGTAAATACTGTTCAATTGTAAAGTTAAAAAAATCTTGATATTTTGAGAAAACTTCTTGAGGAATACTGAACTCCTCTTGTACTTTTCCAACGAGATTAGCAGAATAATCTCTTCTTTTCAATTCTTCTTTATCTTTAATAACTTCATCTGCTGAAGTGTTAAAGGCATCTACTAGTTCCTGTGGCATTTTAGAACGTGCCATACTAGGACCAAAAGGACGCATAATTTCTACTTTTTCAGGTCGCATATTTTAACTCGTAAAAAGAGTAAGGAAGAAGGGAAAAATCCCCCCTTCCAATACTCAGTAACATTAACCGGATGCAGAGCCGTCATGCACTTGCTTTTCTGTTTTACCAGAAATATCAGCAAGAATAGCATAAACTCTCATTACACCTGCAGACATCGTACTTCCAGTGAACTCAAGTTTCACATCGATGGTATCGGTAGCTGTAATACGGTTTGCAAAAGTAGCAACCGCAGTATAGTCTACATGACCATTAGAGCCTTTGGCGCAATAACCAGTGGAGCTAATATCAGCACCATCTACTAAATCGTCGCCAGCAGCAAAGTCAATGTCACATGTTGGTGAAGTACCAGTGAAAGCAGTCAGAACTTCCGCACCTGCATGAAGTAAATAACATTCAGCAGGAACATCTAGTACCTGAAAGATATCACCAGTAGTAACAGCAGTAATTGTGCTGTCTGCGATAAGTTTTGCCACGTCGAAGGTTTTCTCAACAACGTGAATACCGCGAAGTCGGGAGGGCATGAATTCACCAGTACCCTGCCCACCTGTTAAATCAACAGTAGCCATGATAAACCCTCCTTATGCGTAATCTAATATAGCTAAGACCAGACCTTCAGGACGAAGGACTTTTCGACCAAAAACATGAAGACCACGAACAATGTCAGCAAAGCTGTCAGGATCGCGTACGACTTCAGTTTTTGCAATCGAAGAAGCAGTAGCAACTGCAGACATATGACCAGCAAGAAGAACGTTCTCACCAGTACCTACGCCTGAAAGTGATACTAAATCGTCATCCGTGATATCGGCAGACTGCATCAAAGCATTAGATTTATACATGCTAAAGCCCATAACCTTCTGGTTAGTGACTAGTCCATTCCGTAACGGAGAAGTAGCATCCCCCGTAACCTGGACTTCCATTATTTTAGAACCAGCCGTATACAGATTCTGGTAGGTACGAGGTGGTGCTACAAACCAGCGTCCCTCTTCAGGCACGTCTTGCTCGTCGAGCTTACGTGCTATAAGAGCTAGCAAGTTTACAATTTCATCACCCGCATCTGAACCGTCAGCGGTAACAGGGGTTCCTGTTGTTCCAAGGTTACTATCAGTTTCAACTGAACCTGATGCACCCTTGATACCAGCAGAGTCGATCATTTCTTGAAGGACATTTTTGTCGAAGTTACGCTTCAAAGCAAACGCTCCTGAAGATGTAGATAGAGCCTCAAAATTAACATGAGACTGTCTCTCTTCAATATCGTCTACCTTAAAAGCGAAGGCATTGGCCTTATCTACGGTCAATTGGATTTCGTCATCTGCAAGATCCTGCGGAGTAACCACAGCACCACGAGCGTACGAACTTACAGTAACAGAAGGTTCTTTAATAATGCGAACCGTGTCACCATAATTCTCAATTTCCCCTGCGTAGTCAGTATTAGTAATATCTTCAACAACACTGGCTCGTCGGAAAAATTTAAGAACCTTTTGACTATAGATTTCAGCCTGAAAATTGCCATTTGGTAGATTGCTGTAACCAGCAGCAGTCGCAACAGCCATTGTTTAGACCTCCATTTAGCCGTTTGAGATGCGCCCTTCAATACGAGCTAGATCAATTTCTGACTCGTATTTTTCGTATTCGTGTGGTTTGAGCGCACGTATTTCAGAAGCTGACCACGTTTTTTTATTAGCGTTGGCTTTAGTAGCTACTGTTTTAGTTCTGGTTGTAGTAACTGCTTCTGCCGCTGCAGATTTTCTAGGTCGTGCTTCCTTTTTGTTAAGGCCTTTATCAGCCTTGTACAGATCTATGACGCGAGAAGCCCACGCAACATCGGTATTATTTTTAGCGATTCCATCCGAAATACTAGGTGGCTGCTGGTCTAACCATGTTCTGAAGTCTTCTGATTTTTTAACTTCAGCAAAGTCTGAGTGCAGTGCTAGTAATTCCTGATAAGCACTTTTTACCTGAAGTTGTTCTTCACGCTTTGTCAATCTTTCGATTTCAGCGTAAAGTTTTTCAGTTTTTTTAGTGCTTATTGCATCGACCACATTATAAACATCAGGATAATTTTCCTTGAAATGATCTAAATCTGCATCACTAGGTTCTGCTTCCTGATCTTCTACAGGTTGTT